CCTCCGGACGCGACAGCTCCAAATACATGCCCATGCGCAACAGGTTCGGCGGCGCATACAAAATTCCGTCCACCTTGATGGAATCCGCCCGAATGTTCTTGAACAGCGACAGATCCAGCTGCGTGATGTCGGCAATGCCCACGAAATTCACGAACACTTTGTACGTGCCGTGATGCATGCCTGACTTGGCCTCCACCTCCGAGAACCCGTTATTGTAAAACTCGTCGGCCAAATCCTTCGCGTGCTCCAGCGCTTTGGGCGAATAAAAATCGTAATCCGGTATCTCCGTCTTTTTGTCGTAGAACTGCGCCTCCTCCGGCAAAATGTTGTTGATCGCCGTGCCCCCGTAACACACCAACTCGTGCTTCTTTATGAAGCGCTCCACAATTGCAATGATGTCCTTCATTTTAGGGTCGTTCGTTTTTTTGGCGCCGATCTTGGCCCCAATGGTTTCAACCGCTTGCTTCACCAGCTCCTGTTCTAAATCCTCCAATGATTTCGCATGATTTGCCCGAGTGTCTTTCATGCCTAAAACCACCAATCACTTGTTGTGCGTAATACAATGTAATAATATTAAATAAATTGTAATGAATTAAATGAAAATGAATGCTAATAAAATTACACCATTGCCCAACGATCATGTTGCAGAAATTCCTGAAATTTCAAATGCATCCGCAACGCCTGATGAAAATAAAACCCGCGCATTGGTTTTGGAATTCATAGGTTGGGCCGGAAGTATCTTTTTGCATTGAACACCGCTGGTGCATCTGGATTGCTAATAATATGCATTAAAACGCGACAAGCACAATCAATTGTGATTAATTCTGCTTGGATAGTGGGCGGAATATATAAATATTTTTACAATTGATTTCATTTCATTTCATGATTGGAATATGCAACCACGATTGCACAAGCGACATAATCGCAGTGGACGCCAGCAAAAAGAACGCCGCGCTAAACACAATGCTGCGATCAAACGCAGTGAATGCATCATGCCTCGTCCAAGGATTGAACCGCACCAGCAAAAACCCGATAATGAAATACTTTAACACCAGGTTTATCGTGTCCAAATACGCCGGTGCAACTGTCGCAATTCCCAACAGCGCTATTGCATAAAGCCCATACCACGCATACAACACCACATAGTAAAATCGTTGAATCCACTCCTTCATCGCAGGTCGCGTTTAAACATTCGCAATATTATTTATTTGTATTGTAATAAGTGCAACAACTGTAAATAAATAATTTTTGTTTTGCAATGAACCTGGAACTCTCAAAATTTGATATGCGCTCCATCAGCTTTAGGCCCGACGAAAACAAGGGGCCCGTCATCGTCCTCATCGGCCGCCGTGACACCGGCAAAAGTTTCCTCGTCCAGGACCTCATGTTCCACCACCAGGACATCCCCATCGGCACCGTCATCTCCGGCACCGAAGCCGGCAACGGCTTCTTCGCAGCCCACGTCCCAAAGCTCTTCATCCACGACGCTTACAACACCGCCATCATAGAAAACATCCTCAAACGCCAAAAAGCCGTCCTCAAACAAGTGAAAAAAGAAGTAGAAACTTATAAGCGCTCCACCATTGACCCCCGCACCTTCGTGGTCCTGGACGACTGCCTCTACGACAACAAATGGACCAAGGACGTTATGATGCGGCTCCTCTTCATGAACGGTCGTCATTGGAAGATCATGTTAGTCATCACAATGCAATATCCGCTTGGTATTCCGCCCAATTTGCGCACGAACATTGATTACGTGTTTATCCTGCGCGAACCCTACATTGCCAACCGCAAACGCATCTACGAGAACTACGCGGGCATGTTCCCCACGTTTGAGAGCTTTTGCCAGGTGATGGACCAGTGCACCGAGAATTTTGAGTGCTTGGTGATCAATAACAATGCGAAATCCAACAAACTGCAGGAGCAAATCTTCTGGTACAAGGCGCAACAGCACGGCCCGTTCAAGCTGGGCTCTAAGGAATTCTGGGAAATCTCCAAAGATCTGCACTCGGATGATGAAGAGGAGTCATATGACCCGAAAAACTCGGGTAAAAAGGGGCCCAAAATCAACGTAAAAAAGAGCAAATGGTGAAAAAATTGTCCTTGCGCCAACAAAAGCGCTCCTCCAATCGGCGTAACATGTTGAAAAAAACGCTTCACAATTATGTCTGATCTCGTATATGCGAAAGCGAACATTTGGGTGAAGCAAGATTTTCACTTTGAACAAGTTATTATGATCTTGCTCCTCCAATCGGCGTAGCATGTTGGAAAAAGCGCTTTTCAATGTTGCTTCACAATTGGGTGAAGCAAGATTTTCACTTTGAACAAAATATATTTCTCCTAAAAATAAAAAAAATTGAAATCAACCGATAAATGTTTAAATATCATAAACACATCACAAATTACACCACAGGGCACATCACGACATATAACAAAAAAATGAACCCATCACACTTCACCCGAAATCTGGACGAGTTGTTATCATTGGCAAGACAGAAACATAATCTGGTTCATCATTTAAAGAAAAATTACAGAGAAAACGTGCATTACATTCGGACAAAGACAGCGAATCCATCCAAACAAAATGGTGGTCAAAACAAAATCACAGTTATGCTTACAGAAGAAGCATTTGAGATATTCAAAAATTCATTCAACATGCGAAACCGATACATTGTTGACGTGAGCAAAGAAGTAAAAATTGTCAAATTTGCAATGTGCATTGAAAATCAAACCATTGGTTTCATTGCAAATGCATACAGCAATGTGTTGAATGTCAAGCGGCAGCATATTATTGGCAAATATCGCGTTGATTTGTATTTCGTTGACCACAAACTGGTTGTGGAGTGCGACGAGAACGGGCACGAAGACAGAGACCCACTTCAAGAGCAAATCAGAGAGAATTGCCTGAAAGAGGCCGGAAATAAGCTGATACGATTTAATCCAAATGCAACCGGGTTTGACTTGTCCAACGCGTTGAGAGAAATAAATGCAGTGTTGTTTGCAATTTAACTCTGGTTGTATGAAATTGAATATATCTTGCATTTTTGCTTCACATATGTTCGCTTCACAAATATTAAAACATGTTTGCCTAAAACAACTTAAACAGAGTCCGCCTATGCATAGTATAAACCCATACCACCATGGAACCCGCAACACAACAACAACAACAGCAGGAGCTGAACATCGTTGAGCTCATTGAGAAAAACCCCATCACCCGACTGTCGCACGAATACAATGGCAGACTATTGACGAAAATTCAGGAATCATTCACTGGATTTGAGCAACAGTTGTTTGTGAGTAGCTTTTATTGCTACTTGAATTATGACAAAAATATGGATTTCGTCGTTGATTTGGACAACGTATGGAATTGGTTAGGATTTGCATCAAAATTTGTGTCTTTAAGAACATTGGAAAAACATTTCAAAATTGACGTTGATTACAAAAATATAGATTCAAGTCAAGAAGCTCCCAAAAGTCATGGCGGTCACAACAAGCAAACCATCATGCTCACCGTTCGTTGTTTCAAGTCGCTGTGCCTGAAGGCACAAACAAAAAAGGCGTCGGAAATCCATGAGTATTACATGAAAATGGAGGAAGTTCTGCATCAAATTGTGGATGAAGAGACGGATGAACTCAAACAGCAATTGGAACAAAAAAACGCCGTCATTCAAGAAAAGGAATCCATGCTCCAAGAAAAGGAATCCATGCTCCAAGAAAAGGACTCCATGATCCAGTCCACGAAGAAGGATAAGCAGCGCGCCGTGGAGCAGGCCATCATTGGCCAGTTCCCGTTGAACACGGAGTGCATCTACTTTGGCACCATTGACAACACGAACGCCGACAACGAGAAGCTGATCAAATTCGGCCACACGAACGACCTATCCACGCGCATGATGGACCACCGCAAAAAATACCAAAATTTCGTGCTGGTTGCCGCCTTCCGGGTGCAAAATAAGGTGGAGATAGAGAACCTGATCAAGACGTATCCGAAGATCAAGCGCAACATCCGCAGCATTGAAGTGGGCGGCAAGAACAAGACCGAAATCATTGCATACGACAGCACGAACTTCACTATTGAGCGCCTGAAGAAACACATCGCCGACATCATTCATTCACGCACGTATAGCATTGACAATTTCAACCGACTGATGCAGCGCAACGAGATGCTGGAAGCCGAGAACCCTGAACTGAAAAAAATGGCGGCAAAACAGGAACAGGAACTAACCGAATTGCGGGAACTCGTGGCCAAACAGAAGCAGGAGCTGGAGGTGGTTGCGGCGGGACACCAATCCGTCTATCAGAACGTGCTGCTGCCGGAGGACGAGCTGACGCAGAAGTTCAACGATTTCATCAAAGTGGCGTGCATTGTGCGCCCCGACGTGGAGGAGTCGTCGGTGAGCATGGAGGGCCGGTTCCGGCTGTGGTGTCAAACCAAGCCGACGAAGGAAACGTTCCACGCGCTGAAGAATTATCTGGACGTGCGGTTCAAAGCCAAGCGCATTCGCGGTGTGCACGGCTACCTTGGCGTGAAACTGAAAACGGTGGAATACAAAAAAATGCCAGCATCGGATATATCAACGCTTTCGTTGAACCCGAATGTGGAGACGTTTTTGTTTGAACGGTGCCAATTTTCGGACTGCGGCAAGGTTCTAAATTCCGTATTACTGAAAGAGTACCAGAAATGGAAACAGTCGGTTGGATTACCATTAACTGAGACCGACATGAAGGATTTGAAGGCGTATTTGAATGCGTCGCCGCATGCGCTGAAAGCGACCGTGTGGACCGAACAGGGAAACAACGAGGGCTACTATGGCGTGTCATTGCGCGAGGATTATTATGCGATGACGAACGCAGTCACCAACAACCCAATATGCACATCAACCACTGGCAAAAAGGTGGAAAAGAGGGAGGCGACCACGCACCAGCTGTTGAGTTCGTGGCCCACGATTGCAAACGCGGCCTTGTCGGAAGGCGTGTGCGCCGCAAAAATGAGCCGATGCGTCAAGGCCAAGACGGTCATTGCCGATTATTACTACTGTGATGGGGGACATGCGTCCACTACGTAGTGCCCTTTAACCCCCTCTTGACGAATCATGGATTCGGATTTAATGTTCGCAAAAATGAAATACTAAATTGGTTGCGTTGGTTGTATTATTTATTGAATTTCTCTCTAATATTAAGTTCAAGAAACCAATAAACATGTGTTCGGATGAACCAACGTGTGCGGTTGTGCGCCATTAGTTGCAATGTTTGACAAATTCAATTGTGTAAAACGAGAGAAAATGATAAAAATAATGGGATTCAACCGGATGCTATGCAAAATTTAAACCTGAACGCATTTGGCGGCCTTGGTCATGATGACTTTGCCCGGGGTTTCGGTGCGCCGCACATATTTTATCACCAAGTAATTGACGCCAACATTTTGCATGTTGCGAACACCTGGTGCCGCGCGGTCCTTCACTAACGTAGCAGCGCGTCGGATCGCGTCGGCGTCGTATGTGCCTGCCTTGGCCGTGTTCACGACTACTGCGTGTGCGCTGGGGAAGTCCTTCAAATGGAACCACATGGCGTGCTGGGGCGCGCGTTTTACGAGCGCGTCATTCTCGGCCTGGTTTGCGCCGACTTGGATGGTGTAAGTGCTGTTGAAAATCTCGGTGTACATGGGTCCAGTTTATTGTTTATTGTTAAACCGCATTAATAACCCTAATTTAAATCAATTTTTGTTGCATTATTGATTTAAAAATTGAATGCCAAATAGTCATTACATACACCGTGATAGCCAAACAACCAAACAACGAAACCAACCAAACCAAATTACATAGATCATGAATTTCATCCGTCGGATGTTGAACCCTGCAACGAAGGCGAGCACTACCAAATTAGGAAGGTGGAATTTGCAGTACGACCCCAAAATTGTAAACTCCAAAGTGGATCAAGCGAATGAAGACCACTGCGGATGCTGTGGTGAATCCGCGGAACAAATGAAGCAACGAGATCAAAGGGAGCAAATGAAACAAACGAAGGACAAGCAACAGAAACAAAAATGGCAAGAGAAAAAAAACCAAGCGCTCATGAAAAAATATTACGAGTTGGAAAACTACTACATTCCGTATGTCATGTAATCACGGGCCTAAGGCGCGTAAAACAGGTCGTCAAACATTTTCTTGTATTTTTGTTGCAAACACCGATTAGTGGGAAGGTAGCGGTCCACGCGCTCGCGATTCACTCGCAGGTATTCACGGGCGACCGCGTCGTGCTTCATGATGGCACCGAGGAGCACCTCGGCGCCCTGTTCCAGGTTGTAGCCCTCGTAATAATATCCGAGATCGGGGCACAGGTGTGCGTTGTGCACGAAGGGGTATCCGAGCCACGCCATTTCCAAGTAGATGTAGTTGAGCGGGTTGCCCCATTGGTGGAACACGGCCACATCAGCATGTGTCTTCATGAATTCGAACGTGATGAAGCGCTTTTCAAAAAACACGCGCTTGTCCAGGAACAGATCGGTGTAGCGCACTGTGTTCTCTATTTTTTTGGCGTTCAGGGTGTCGCCGATTTTCTCTCGGAATGCGTTGGTGATGTAAATGCGGTCCACGAGTTGTGGCGACAGCTGATAGGCGCGCTCGCACAGCACGAACGACGGCAGGAACCACTTCATGATGCTGATGTTGGGATCAAAAATGGCCAGCCGTTTGGATTTATTCTCGTGCGTCGTCTTTTTTGCATTGATGTAAAGGAAGTCGTTCAATGTGGTGCCGTCTTTTTCGGCGATGGTTTCAATGCCCTTGGGCGACCAGATGAACGGCGCTTCAATGACTTTGGCGCAGCGGGACAGCGTGCGCTTATAACACTCGTTCATCTCCATCATTTGCGGAATGAGCCACACCTCGTCAAACAGCGACTTGCGCGGGTTGGTTTTATCCTG